GACAGAGCAGACGAGTTCTTCAACACAGAAGGTGAATGTGCTATCATAGCTAAGCACCACAGGGTGTTTCAAGCTAAGATGCCTATTTGGCTGAGTAAACAATTTAATCGTCACAGAGTGTCTTTACAGGAGCTTAGCAGACGATATGTTTCTGGTAAAAAGTCGGAGCTGGAATTTTATACTTCTCCTAAGATGTACTCTGTTGTTAATCCGAATTATGTAGATGATTTTGGGGGTTACCCTGATACGAGTGAGTTACAGGAAATGTGTGTAGAACACTACTATCAAGCAATTTCTGATGGTGTCAAACCAGAGGAAGCTCGTAATATTCTGCCACAGTCTTTGTATACAACTATTTGGTCTGCTTGGCTACCAAGTCAACTGTCTTCGTATCTCGAATTACGTACTGATAAGCACACACAATCAGAACATAGAATGTTAGCTGAAGGTATGAAACTACTAGCTAACCCAGCAATCAAAGCGGAGATGGCAGTATGAGTGGTGACTCCAAACTGGACTCCTATAAGCCCCTGCCAGATTTCAGTAAAATCACGGATTGTTCTGTTAGTACGGATTTTTGGTATGTTGAACAGGAAAAGATGAAAGAACTATCAAAGAAGTCTAAAGAGGAACGTGATAGTCTTAAGATGAGCAGAGAAAAGTTTACTAAGGAGTTTAATTTATGAGAATTAACGTAATAGCAGCAATAGGCAAGAACAACGAGATAGGACTGAATAACCAACTTCTCTGGAAGTCTAAGTCGGACTTGGAACATTTCAAGCAACTTACTTTAGGCAAACCAATTATTATGGGACGTAAGACATTTGAGTCACTGCCTGGTATTTTACCTGGACGGACTCATATTGTGATTACGCACCATACTAAGGATGCTCTAATAAAGTCTTATATGGACCAGGTTCTTTGGGACTTCTCATTTGTGTCAGCTATAGACTACTGTAAGCAAGTTGGACACGATGAAGTATTCATCATTGGTGGAGCCGCAATCTATGAGCAAGCTCTACCTTTAGCTGATGAACTTCACATCTCACACATGGACTGGACTGGTGAAGCTGACACATTCTTCCCGGAAATCGGTCCTGAGTGGTCTAGTCGAGTACAAACAACAATTCAACGTGGTACTACAGGAGAGCCTGACTGGTACTATACCAAGTACACACGCAAGTAACCAATTCGCACATGTGGGTTATGTTCTGTATCCCGGAACCACTCAGCTTACGGTGGCTGTAGTCGAACATGTGTATTAAATCCGATTACCAAATACAAGGAAACAAATTGAATATTTTTATAACACAAGCAGAACCAGGATCAAGAGCGTTCGGGATTGAGCTATTAGCAGCACACAAGAACGGTTTTGAGTATGGTCGGTATGAAGACACTAACCAAGTTTTTGCAATTAATGAAGAAGATGATCTTATTTGCACTCGTCCTCTTTGCCCAGCAGAAACACTCCATGTTTTGGAGGACAATTACCCAGATGGAATCCCAGATTCAGCTCTTAGTGACGAAGTTTTACTGTTTTTAGCAGCTGAAGGAACTCCAGTTGAACCTGAGCTTGTTGATCAGTGTGTTAACGCTTGGCAGTCTTATATCAACTTTAACACAGCTTCATCAGATCAGGAATCTGCCTTTTACGAACAGGCACACCTTGCTTGGGGGTTAGATTTCACACACATCATTAGTGCAGATGGCAGATACTACCAAATTGTTAATTCTGATGGTGATGTCCTTAATCTAACTGATGCTGAAATGGGGTCTCTGGGACTGCCATTACCCAAGCCGCCTATTACTGAAGCAGACGCACTTGCGGATTTAGCAGGAGAACCTAGACCTGACAATCCTTCAGCCAATGCTGTTGAACCCGAGGAAAAACGAACTGGAGGTACCTCAACTCCTCTCAGCTCTGACCAATTAGCAGCTAGAATCGTGATGCAGGCTAGACACATTATCCTGAACACACTTGAACAGTCTGAGCAAATCACGCCACAGCAAACAGATACTTGTCTTAAGTTAGCAACTTTGGCGAGGCTGTAGTCGTGTTACACAAGAAGCAACTTTTCAACCTAGTTGAGGATATATGTAAGCTGAACGATACATCTTGGAACAACCCAAAAGGTTCATACGATGCAAGCAAAGCAGCAGCTCTTGTTATTGAGGAAGCACTGGAGAAGCTACCATTAGCTGACAAGCTTGCTAAACAGCTTGGTTGCGACAACAACCCTAAGTCTTTGGCTAGGTGTATTGTTGGTTTAACTACTGGGGACAATATTGATGGTACTATGAACGAGTCTGTGCCACCAGTTGGTGCATTCGACTCTAGTCTGGACGCAATCTTCATCGAAGTAGGGAACATGCACATGCAGGGACTTACACCTTCACAGATTGTTGATGGTCTGCAAGTAGTTTACACAGCCAACTCGATGAAGGGCTCTGCTAAGGATTCCAACGGGAAGATTACTAAGCCTGATCAGTGGGAGCAACTGTATGCACCTGAGCCGAAACTACAAGTTATTATGGATGGTAAGTAGGATTCGAATTTCACAATTTAACCAAACTTTAAGCTACTTTGCTTGACTTTTGGTTGGGAGTAGAGTATAATTACTTTGTAAAAGCAACTTTTACGACGTAATTTATACCTAGTTACTAATAGAGAAGGTCTTTCGTCCAGATTCACCTTTTCTATTAGGAACTATTCGTAGCAAGCAATCTGGACAATTTCTTCTACTCCTTACTAATTTTAGTCTACAAGGAACACAATATGCTAAAGCATACTATTACAACATATAAGGAAATAAACATGATCGGTGGAGTATTTCGTCAAGGCGGCATCAACTGTATTTATGGAGCAAGTGGGATGGGTAAAACTATCAGCTCAATTAAGGCACTTAATCAGGATGGTATTATACCAATTCTTCTGGATTTCGATGACAACGACTCTGCCGAGCAGAACGAATGTCAGTTTAAACATGTAGAAGGCTGGGACTTCATGAAGGCCTACAAGGATCCGGAAACAGCAACTACTATACCACGAGGTGAGGTTATTGTTATTGATACTTGGCACCTATTCAGTGACTTCTATAATGAGGACCCAGAACTACTAGCCAATCTTGCTGATGGTAACACCATTATCATTATTGGCCACATTGTGGATATCGCAACCAAGCAGGATATTCCGGATATACCATCTGAGTTTATCAATCACTGCCACGCTAAGTTATTCTTGTCTTTTGACAAAGGTAGTTCAGCGAAGGGCAAGGAACGTTTACCTGGACCAGTCCTCGAGGTGAAGAAGTTGCGTGGCTACAAAGGCCCTAAATTAATCCGTAATTGGATGAGAAGTTAGCTATGGGAATGTTTTCATTGGCCTTAGTAGGTGATAAACAGGACTTAATTGACAATATCAAGGCTAATCTTGATTTATTTAGTACTAGGGACTCGGTTAAGTATGAATACTTATTGGATATGGTCCAATATGATCTTGACGCTTTAATTAAACTAACAAAACCGGAGTCAACATGACCTATGAACCATATACCAACAGTCTACCCTTTTGGATTAAACTTCAGCTGTTATTTATACCTATGTGTACTAAGTACACCACACAATCACTGTATGAAACTGTATGGAAATATGAGGAATACAAAGTGCTTAATGGAACTAAGTACATATACCACTATAATGGAGGTGTGTTATGAAGTTCGCACCACTGAACGTCTTTGACGTGTTAGCATTTCTTACAGTAGCCTATTTTGGTTACTGTATGTACACTCTGATTCCACCAGAGGAACTCACCCCAGCAGCCGGAGCCTTTCAGGTTATCCAGCTATATTTCGTAAAAACTTGGGTTATTGTGTTCATCACAGGCTCAATCTTGTATTCACGTATTGGAGGTAAGTGATGATTAAGCTATCATTAGTAGCTGCAGTGGCCTTGGCTGAACCTTCGGTTGTTTCAGTTCCACGGAACAAGTATGATGCCTGGTACTGCCCTAACTTTATGGGTGGTGTAGTCCTACCACTTGAACATATCAATTTATTGTGTACGGAACACGGATGGACTAAGTCTTTGGACTATGTCACTGGCACTTGCACATTCAATCGTTAATCTACCAGGCACTCACTGAGTGTCTGACTAAGTTAATCAACAAAGGAACCACATGAACAAACTACAACAGGACTGGCTAAAGGCCAACACACCATCTGTTACTATCGTGCCTGAACCAATCAGGACTGCACAGGACATCGAGGACTCAATCGCTGAACACCGAGCACTGTCACAAGTACGTGCTGCAATGTCTTGGCCCAAAGCCACGAAGGAACGGTCTAAGTTCAAGGTAACTGACGACTACACAACTTTTAACTACGGAGAATAACATGAACCAATTTATTTACGACTACGACGAATCCCTTGAATTTGAGGGAGGGTATATTTCTGAATCAGACGAACAGGAACTTATTGAGCATATCCTAGAGGAATCTCAGTATACTGATCTTGACCAATTTGCTTTGTCTAATGTGTCTTATGACGACGCATTGAACTTAGTGCAATCTACAGACAGTTTCAACGACGATGTGTATGAGTGGTTATCTCATCAGCCTAATGGTATTTCTAACCAATTTGTCGAGCATTTATCGGAATCGCCTAAGGCAGTTGAGTCTGTGGCTTACACACTAGCGTATGAATACCCTGAACTTGGTACCAAACTGTTGCAGGAATTGCTTTATTATAGCAACCAAGGCAGGTTGTAATGGCCTTACTTATCATTGGATTAGCAGTATCTCTCAACCTTATTATTATCCTGATTAAGTTTAACCGTAGACGCTTTCTTGATGGAGTTCTCGATGCGTCACTGTTAGTTATTGTTGCTATTGTGTTTGGAGGGTCATTCAACGCACTAGTTGTTGGTACTGTCGCATCTACTGTAGTCTCTGTTTATCTGTGGTGCTCCCCACCAACTTTTGGGGGCACTCATGCGTGACTTTATTCTTGCTATGCTAAGTATATTAGCCCTTGTTGTTGGTTTCTATGCCTTCCAATTACTTGTTTTACTCACTGTCGGTCTAGTAATTTACTGGACAGCACCGTACATCCGCAAACTTAATCGCGCAATCAAGGAGAAGTGATGGAATGGCTTCTATTATTTATCTTTGCTTGTATCGTGTTCGAGCATCTCACCGGCAGGGCTACTTAGCCACAGCTGGTGTTATTATCATCTCTAGTATATTGAATGGCCTACCCCAACCACCTACTTTTCGTAGTATTGCGTCTATTGGCGAATAGTACTGATCCCACGGAGTTTCAGCATCTAATCCACTTAACCCTTGAGCACCTTCTGTCAGGAACACAGTACCAGCTTTCTTACCTAGCATTTTCATCATTGCTGGGAATACTCTGAAGAAGTATTTCGTGAAGCTGAATATCAGCGTATCATTAGCATACTTTATTCCTCTATTATCCAAGTATCCGTAGTTTACTGTCAACCCATCAACATAGTTCAGCACGTTCTGTTCCACTTGTTTTGCAGTAGCATCTTTACCGCCCAATTTACCTGCGAATGTTTCATTTTTGCCTTCTTTATTGGCATCATTGTACTCCGCCATCAGGTCTTGGTATATTATCATCTTTGTTATCACGTCGGCATATGTTGTTAACTTCATTGTCGAATCATACAGCGGCGAGTCTTTTCTCACGTACAACGTATCTATTACTTCTTTTATCCCAACTTTATCATTTTTTCTTTTTAGCTTGTCTAGGACAGCATCCAATTTACCTTCAATTATCCCTTTTTCGTTCATCCACTCAGCGTTCAGGTCTTCTAGTATCGCAGTGTATTGTCCATCTTCCATCAACGGATGTACCGGACTATTTTTCATTCTATTTTCTATGTTTTTTAATTCTTTTTCATCTATTGTTTCACCAGCTTCCTTTCGTATTGCCAGCTTACTCGATGTTCTCCTATCGTCTTGGTATCTGTTCATCTCTGACCACATGTCTGTGAACCTACCCAAGTACTTCAGTGGATCTTTGCTCTTTGTGTGTTGTAGTGCAATCACCATGTTCGACCCATTGTTTCCTAGTATCGTACCAGCTGTTTTTGTTACTACTGCTTGCTTCCATCCTTGCGTTATCTCTTGTACTATCAGCTCAGCTTTTCTAGCAACTAATTGTCGTCTTTTGCTATTTTTTATCATTGGTAAGTTCATTATGCTCATATCTTTGTATCCGAAGAAGTCCACTAGCATACTTTCTTCCACCATTAACTTACCGCCCATTGTTCGCTCTATTTGCGATTTCAGGTAGTATGGTATACTATCCCAGTACTCTTTTTCTTTGCCTTCTGAGGTTTCACTAATCTCCACGAACGTATAATCTTTACTACTAGCATATTTTGTATGGAACCGTTTGAAGTATCTTATTGCCTCTTTATTACTTATCATTGCCTCTTGTTTGTGTGTTAAATCTGATACTGTACCGCCAACGGTTGGTAGTATGTCATCTTCTACCCCTAAGTACTTATATTTCACGTCATGTGGTATTCTTACTCTGTAGTCATATATCTCATTCTTACCTGATCTCTCTGGTATTAGTGAATCTTTACCACCTGTTGTTTCTTTGGCCAACATTGCTATCTCAACTTCAGCTTCTTCTTCTGTTAGTTCATTTATCTCTATTAGTAGTCTTCGTAAGCTGTCCCCTTCATTCTTCAACTGTACCTTGCTCATTAGTCCTTCTGTGTACCCAACTTCCATTGATTCACCTACTACTAGGTACATGTCTTTACCAATTGCTTTACTAAGTGCTTCTTGTTTACCTAAGTTCTTCATCTTTACTCGTTCTAAGTCTCTCAGTTCTTTAGCTTCTACTATGTAGTACCTTTTGTTACTTCCATCCTTCCTATTACCATATGTTTCCTGCTTAGCGCCCTTAACTTGGTACATAGCATCACCACTGTATGCATCTTCTAGTATCTTTTCTTCATTTACTCGCATCAATTCCATTGCGTGGTCGAATCCTTTTGCCACATCTACTATCTTACCTTCTGGTGTCACCAACTCTTTTGTAAGTGCTTGTATTACCAAGTCTTTATTCTCTTTTGCACTGTATCTTAGTGCTACTAGCGATGCCATCCTGTCAATCTCTGCTACTACTTTTGGATTTTGTGTCTTCAGTAGTGCGTAACTGATCTGCGATGCATTCACATACCCATTCGCTGTGTCTGTGCTGTTATCTACTAGTAGTTTACCCAATTGTTCTACTGCGTCTACTACCTCTTTACTGTAGTTGTGTTTGAATATTTTCAACTCAGCCGTTATTCTTCTTTCATCTTGCAAATACTTTAGTATCTCTTTACTGTTACCTAGTACTTTAGCATCTGTGTCTATTAGCACTCTCTTAGCTGCTCGTCTCTCACCTTTCGACAGTCTGCCTAGTTCGTAGTCTTTCTCTAGTACCTCAATTGTGAAGTGCTTGATTGGTGCTACTGCATTCTCTACGAATGCTTTAGCATGTCTGAACATTTGGTAGAACCTTGATACGTCTTTATTTGACATGTCTCTTGTCACACTTGCGAATATGTTGTTCTTCAGTATGTAGCTCTTTGCTTTTGCTATTCCTCTTATCTCCCACACTTTATCTATTGCTTTTCTCAGTCCACTTTTGTTGTCTGTTTGTCTTATGTAGTCCGCGTACGATCTTTGTGCTTTCTTCTCTAGTGTGGTGAGCTCTGCTACTTTGCTATCAATTTTGTCTAGTCTCTGTAGTAGCCTCTCCGAGATACTCATTTCTTCCACTTTTCTGTTACTATGCCCCAATTCCATTGCTTTATTTAGCATGTCTATTGTCAGCTCTCTAGCATCTTTTCCCTTGAACTTAGTGTTTCTGTACACTTGGTTGATTATCTTTGCTATATTATTCCACAGCTTCTTCCATCTGCTTTTTGTACCTGGCTCTATCTTCATTGTGCCCATTATCTCGTACGACGCTAGCTCATTTATTGCACCAAGGGCCTCTGCTAGTTTCTCATTTGTTGTTGCTGCTGCGAGGAACTCACTTGCTTGATCTTCTGCTATTGGGTTACGGAACACGTACTCCCATCTTTCTTTAGCGAACTCTTTATCTTCTGCTGTTACATCACTATCTGGCAGGAATACTTCCCAGCTAATCTCTTTTGCTATTGCATCTCTCAGTCTCAGTATCTGCGATGTCAGTACCTTATCTTTTACCAGTACGTTGTGGATCAGTAGATGCTGCAATTCGTGTGCTAGTATGTCTGTATTGCTGTTGAACCTCGTGTTACCTTGTATCAGGTCTACCTTTCCACTCTCTACTGTTGCTTCACCCTTCGCACCTTTATTGTCCAAGTCCTTGAACAGCTGCACGTCAATTTTCACGTCTTTACCAGCATTCATTAGTACGTCTTTGTACATATTCAGCACTCGCTTCAACTGTTCACTCACCGGCTTACCATCAGCTTGTGCTGCTACTGTTGCCAGTACGTCCAAGTCATTTACTATCGTACCACCCAACTGTCCCATGAACTCAGTGTTTCTCTTACCTTTTTCACTGCCAAGTGTTGCCATCGTTATTCCGTCTGTTAGCATCCCTGTGTATAGCTTCAGGTCATGCTCACCGTTTATTCTTACTTTGTTGTTCGACAGCATCTCTGTAGTCTCAACCTTCACGTCAGTCTCCATGTTTGTGTCCATGTCCTGTAGTGTCAGTGTCTTACCTACTAACTCTGAGCCTCTATCGATGTACGGACTTACTCTTTTGTCTGGGTCTGCGTACATCCCTTGCCGTGTAGCTCTGTTTACCCCAGCCTGTACCCTTCTCTCGTACTCAACTGCTTGTTTAGCTGTTTCTATTACTTCTCTCGCTTCATTTTCTTCGTTTATTAGTTTGTCTAGTGTGCAACTCATCTCATACAATCCTTTAGTTCTTCGTGTCGATTATTCTTTTTACCTGTATCAGTTATGTTACCGTCTTTTTGCTTAGTTTCTGCCATCTCAGCTTCTGCCTCAACTCCATCTTCCAACAGCATCTTGTGTCTCATTAGGGTGTCTTCTAGCAACTTTGTAGCATCTTTACCTAACTTACTATCACTAGGCACGTCGTTATCAATCACTATGTAGCCTTTTGCTGCCATTAACTCTTCCTTTAACTTCGGGTCATTTGCTACTACTTTAGTTACTAATTCGGCCATCAGTTGTTTTTGTTCTACTACTGGTCTTGTTACTTTCTTTCCATCTACCTTCTTCGATTTCTGGAAGTTGAACGCCTCAACCATGCTCTTATACCCTACTGTCTTGTTTGTTTTTGGGTATCTGCTGTTCCACACATTCTGTAGGAATTCTACTTGTTGGTTTAGTGTGCTGTTTGGGTGCATTGGGTTACTTGCCTCCACCACTGTCACTTCTCCATCAGCCTTCAACTTCGTTATCTGCAGCCCTTGTAGTGCTGTGTTTAGCTCTACTTGTCGGCCTTGTGTCTGGTTAGCACCTACTTTCTTATATCTCTCTGTAAGTGCTATCATTTCGTCTATTATACATTTGCTCATTAGCAGTTCTCCTCTAACCTTTGTGTCTGCATTTGGTCGAACTTAGTTTGCAGTACTTTTCTTAGTTTTGGGTCTTCTATGTTCCCAAGTGTTTCGTTTATTGATTGTAGTATACCATTTCTTCTATTTGAGTTACTTTGTTTCTTAGCTTTACTTCGCAAATTTTGTGCGAGTTGTCCTAGTATGTCCCCTAACTCACCCATTTGCTCATCTCTTGTCGCCTCATCGAACACAGCGTTCACTGTCTCGTCACCTACCGATTTGTGTGCAGGTGCTGCATCTGTTGCGTAGTATTGGTTCGATTTTACTTTCTTACCTCTCATTGCTACTCTGTTATCATGTATATTACCAATCTCTGTTAACGGATCACCACTATTGAGTGCCTCAGCAACTTGGTTCATGCTTTTCATGTCTGGGTATACTCTCTTCATTGCACTTTCTGTCTCGTCGAAGTTAATCAACTCTAGCGCTTGTTTGATGTTTAGTTTACCCTCTTTCTTTAGCTTCAGTAACTTCTGTACCGCGTTACCAAGTATACTGTGTCTCATGTTGATGTCCAGGAACGCTTTGTTCATCTCTTGTGCTTGTAGTATCCCTTTCTCTCCATTTACTCCTAGCATTAGCGCATCGTACACGTTCAGCACGTCTTGTGTATTACCCTCAATCATTACTGTCCCATCCACGTCATGGATCTGTACTACTCCAACTGCCCCTACGTTTGTTACTACGTCCTTTACCTGATTGCTTAGTGTTACTGCTGTACTTCCACTCCCACTTTGGAACCCTGCATTTCTTACTTGTACTGACAGCTTACTTGTGTCTGCATCTGTCTTTTCTAGCTTAATTAACTCTTGTTGACCACCACTAGCATTGTTTGAACTGTAGTATGTACCTTCTTTCTGCATCTCAGCGTACACTTTGTCTAGTTGCTTTTGTGTTAACTGTGATATTCTCGTAGCACCCAATTCAGCTAGTTTCTTGTTCAGCTCTGTTCGGAACACCATGTAGTTCAGCTGTTCAATCAGCTTTACCGACTCTCTGAACTTCACTACCTCACCGAACTCTGTTGTGAACGCATTTGCTAGTTGTTCACCAACTTGCTCATCTATTGCGTTTGTTAGTGTGTTTACTGTCTCTTCTTCCATATATCGTACTGTTGTGTCACCTTTAGCAACTCTATCTGCTAGTTGTCTTTGCAGCTTTGTTATTGGTTTTTTACTTGCTTCAGCTTCAGCCTTATCCTCTGCCGCTTTTGCTAGTTTCTTAGTGTCTTTGTTGTACTTCAGCATCTTGTCTGCACTAGCAATCATCTCATCTGCTTTTGCTATCTCTTTTGCCAACTCTGCTTCACTCTGTACTCTACCTGTCTCTGGGTTGTATATCTTATTCTCGTACTTGATCTCCAACTCAGCAGCTGTCTTACCTGTTAACTTCTGTAGTGCATCTGTTGCACCTTTACTCATTCCTCCATCTATATAACTATTTCCCACTATCAGCGATCTTGCAGCAGCTTGTCTGATGTTTGCCATCCCAGCACCGTAGATGAATACCATTACTGGCCCTTTCATGAAGTTTCTCCACTTACCACCAAGCACTTCTTCCATTGCTGCTAGTATCTCTGCTCCGCCTTCTTGCTTCAATAGTCCCTCAACTACCATTGTCTCTGGTGTTTGGTATATATCTTTACCGCCTTGCTCTTTGTACTGTCCGTGATTGTCGTACTGATCGTAGTAGTTATCCACGTACATCCCTGTTTTCGATAGGTGTAGTTTTGTTGCTTCTGTGTACCCAATTTGCATTAGTGTTGCACTCATCCCGTTAGTAATCCCATCTATCTCTAGTGCCAAGTTAGTTGTTGCTTTGCCCTGTTTTGCTAAGTCGTGTAGCAATTGTACCAATTGTAGTGTGTGTAACTTCTCATCTATGCTGTGAGCTCCACCCCATTTGTTTACTGCTTCTAGCGTACCTTCCTTTACCATCTCTTCGAACTCTTTGCTACTGTACGTTATCTTTGCGTTATCGTCTATCGTGAAGTATTTTTCACTCATCTTAGCTATTGATGTTTTGTCCTCTAGTTTGTCGATGTCCATGTCAAGTGCCTGTGCTGCAGCAGCTCTTACGAATGCCATTGTCTCTTTGTCCACCTTACCAGCTTCTATTGTTGTTGTCATGTCTCCAGCACCTACCAGGAATCTACTGATCTTACTGTTTTGTGGGTTTAGCATCATCGAGTCCATCATTGTTCTACCACTTTTTGTGTAGTCGTACGGTATGTAGAACTCATTGGCACCTACCATCTCGTATACCTCAATCATTCTCTCTATCTGCAACTCATCTGCCTTGTACTTAGCGTGTACCGACTCTGCGTTCATTGTTGCTGTATTTGCTAGTATTGTGTCCAGGTCTCCTAGTATGTCCATTTTCAGTTTATCTACGTCTATTGTTTCATCTTCTTTTGCGTATTTACCTAGTACTTTGTGTGCTTGTTCACTGAATGTCCACGGTGTTGTACCTAATCTCTCTTGGTATGCAACTGCTGGGTCACTCATCTCTGTGCTTGTCTTTCTTGCTCTCTTGCCTTTATTTGTGTGTATTGGCTCTGTATCTATTGTTGGTGTTGTGCTACTTTGTGCAAACTCTAGTGTTGACCCAACCCTAGCGTATTCTGCTGGTACATCTTCCATCATCAGTACACTTATCACCCCACCTGGTCTAACATCAGCACTTGGCTTCTCGAAGTCTATCATCCCATGTTGTACATACGCATTTTGTCTATATACCCCATTCTTGTGCGACGAGTGTGTTCTTAGCATGTTACTCAGTATCATTGCTCCTAGTGAGTGCTCTATTGCATTCTTATCTTCAATTATTAGCGAGTCGTCTAGTTTCATCCCCATCTCAGTAAGTAGTGTCTTACCTGCTGATTCGTACAGGCTTGCTGCTGGCACCAATTCCCCTCTTTTTATCTTATTCTCTAGCATTTTCTTCGAACTCTCTGGTACTATCCCTGTTGCTGGGAACAAGTGACCGAACGAACCATCTATCAAGTCGTGCATTTGGTCTCTGTTGTATGTCATCATTGCTTTCGCTTTGCTGAACATTATCAGTGATGTTGTGTCCATTGCACCTTTTACCAACTCTGCATTTGCTGGATCTGACAGTATGTCGTTCATTCCACTTTGTATTAGTATGTTCTTGTCATTCAACTCTAGCTTTGCAAGGTTTGTTTGCTCTAGTACTGGTATGTTTGCTCTGTCTGTACTGAATGTGTTCAGTGTTTTCAATGCGTCCTTTACTCTTTCTTCACCGTTTTTACCTGCATTCTGGATGATTCTTGGCATGATTTTCATCAACCAAGCTTCTTTGTCCTTCATGTTCAGCACTGTATGCGTTGTACTAACTCCACCTGATTTAGCCTTAGTTATCCCCTCTACTACAGGAATCCCAAGTGCTTCTATTTTAACCATTTCCTGTGCTTTTTTCTTTATCTTGATGTCGGCTTTTACTGATCTTATCTTCTTGTCGGCCTCTTTCATTTCTTCCTTAGCCAGTCTGATATTCTCTTTTTGCTGTACTATTATCTTCTTCAGCGAACCAATCACTTCTCTTGCTGTCTTGAACAACTTAAATACTCTCTGTACTAGTGTTTGTGGAGCTAGGTCTTTTTTGTTCATTGCTACCTTTAGCATCTTACTAACCATTGTTAATCGGTTCTTGTGTTGGTCTAGTCTACCCTGTATCGCTGCTTTGTCGCTCTCTAGTTTACCAAGTTCTGTAGTGTACTCATCTATGTCGTTTTGTACCTTCTCGATTATCCCATTCACTAACTCTGCGTCTAGTTTCTTACCAGCTTTTACTTGCACTACTTGCTCACCAACTTTCTTCTCTGCCTCAGCTACTGACTTCTCAGTGTTTTCTGTTGCCTCAACCACGGTTTCCATTGTAGTTTCTTTTGGCTTAGCAACCTCTTCATCTTGCTTTGCTCTAATCTTCTCTGCTACCTCAACCTTTGTTTCTTGTGGTATTGTACTGTCAGCATCTACTTGTGCCATTGCCCGATCCAAGTCACCATCATTTTGCTCTATTACCGAGTTTACGTCAACTGTTTCATCTGTGAACAGGTCTGGCGCACTCTCATCTGCTTGTGGGATATTTGTATCCTCATACTTAGCAAGCTCTTCTACTATTGCATCTAGTTGTGCTGTCTCAGCAGTTTCTTTGCTTAGTAGCTCTATGTACATTGATTTGTACTGCTTTAGGTCCAATTTGTTTTTGATGTTAGCAATTGCGTCCATCTCACCATTCAGTGCTGTTTGTGCCTTTGTCATTACCTCTAGTTGTGCTGGTGTTAAGTTACCTGACTCTATCGCAGCTGTTGCTATCTCTGATAGTCTTCTATTCTCAACTTCTTGGCTCATTATGTAGCTGCTGATCTCTTGTGGTGTACGCAATCTCTTTACTTTTACTCGTTGCTTTTGTCCTTCAACCTTCTTCGACTGTGTTGTCACACCCTCCAGTTTACCTACTCTCGAGTGCATGAATGTAGCTAATTCTCTAACTACTCCACTAGCAGCATCTTCATCCTTTGTTACTGGGTTTGTTATTGTTGCTGTAACATCTGCTCTGTGTTCTCGCAAACTCTTACCAACAGAGTTTTTCTTCACGAAGCCCATGAACTCAATCTCATCTGCTACTTGTTGAGCTGTCTTTTTTGGTGGTTTGCCGTCTTCTGTTACTTCACTACCTAGTTGTTTCTCGTACAATACCAATCCATCTTCTACTTTATTCGCATATTGTGTTATTGGTTCACTACCAAGTTTTCTCATCTCTTGTAGTATTGCTCTTACCTTCACCAACCCCTCTTCGTTCAGTGGCGTGTCCTTAGTAATCTTAGCCTTTTGCTCAGTTGTCATCGACTCTGTTAGTGTTTCAATCTCTTCTACTACTCTGTTGCTGTATATCTTCTCTATCTGTGCTTGTGTTACTTCCCCAACTTCTTGGTTCTTTATCATCTCACTTAGCATTGCATCAACTTCAGCGTCTGTTGCTACTCTTACTTCATCCTCACCTTTCGATAGCATGTGGTTAACCGCATCTCTTACCAATCCAGCGTGGAGCACATCCATTGCTACTTTGTCTGTTTTGTCTACTTTGTATACCTCAGCTACTTTGTCAGTAGCATCTTTCATTGCGTCTAGTGGTGTACCAGCGTATCCAGCTGCTTTTTGTATTTCTGGACTAGCCCATATCTCAGTAGCGTATGCTGCAATGTCTTGTGCATGTGCTTTAGCTGCTTCTGGTTCTACTTCGTATCCTTCACTACCAACTGACTCCCATCTGTTTTGTCTACCAGTTCTTGTTGCTGATGGATCAGTATCTGTTGGGTCTGCTTGCCCATCTGTCAAGCTTACTAGCTGCTCCTTAGCTATTTTACCAGTTGTGCTAAGTACTTGAGGGACTGCACCAACTGTTTTCATAGCAGCTACTGAACCTGGAGTCATCAACGCACTTACTACCATATCTTCTTGTGTTTTTTGTGATGTTAGTATGTCACCAACTGACTCAGCTCCGCCTACTTTGTACTGTTTACTAACTGCTTCTGCACCAGCTTGCAGTACCTCGGTGGGTATCTCTTTGAGTATTGTATCTGCGGCGACACCAAACCCTTTAGCAGCTAACGTTTTAGCCAGTCCCATCTTAGCCCCGTCATCTGCTTTTGATATTAAGTTTAGTACTTGTTTACTACCAATCCCATTAGTAGTGATTATCTTCTTATCAATGAACCCGTCCAGGTTGTTTTTGATCATGTTTATTGTCATTGATCCCATAACTCTACTAGCTGACATATCTTCGTTGTGTTCAGCTTTGTACGCATCCATGTCCGAACTTGTGTCACTAGCACTAACTCCGATGAATCCTGCTTGCCCCTTAACGGTATGTGCTATTTTATCTACTAACTTAGCATTTCTCATTATCTCTTTGGTCTTAGCAGCTTTTTCAATCGCACTTGCTTTGCCTGTTTTCGATGCCGCATCCAATACTTTCATCTCTAGTCTAATTGCTTTACCAAGTCCACTTACACCTTGCAGTACTTTACCTGGCATAAATAGTGTTGCTACGAACGCAAGTGAACTAGCAGCAGCTTCTGGTGCGGCTTTTAATCCTGCCCATCCACCATCTTTTATCAGTTCTATCAGATCTCCGTCTTTTTGGTATTGTTTGTATGCTGTCTTAATCTCTTCTGCGGCCTTCGCTGTGAATCTATCATCGTATCCAGTTAAGTCATTAGCCCACTGCGTAATCTCTTCATCTGATGCAATGTCACCACCGATGAGCCCGCCAGTTGCTGCTCCAAGCAGTTCTGAACCTGCATCTAGTACACCATACCCAGCTCCAGCTATCGTACTTCCAGCTCCAGCTAATGCGTTGCTAGCTCTGCCTATTACTGAGTTATCCATGCCGATGGACTTATTTAACATCTCTGTATTAGTGCCACGTTTGCTAGCAACTGCTTCCATCTCTGCTCTGTACGCAGGATCAGCCCATAGTCCTTTACCTTGTTCTTTTGCTTGTAGCATTAGTTCTTGCGCTTCTGGTGTTTGGTTGTCGAACGCAGGTATAGCGTAGCCATCAGCTACCATCTTGTTTTGGTAATCTGTATTTTCGATTATTGGTCTACCATAGTGCCCTGTTCCAGTACTTTTTGGAGTGTCTTGGTATGTTGGTGTTGTTTGAGTGTCATTGAAGCTTGTTTCTTGGAATCCACTGTCAATCCCATTGAAGTCTAGTGTACTGAACTCAGCCTCTAGTTTAGCCGCCTCTCCAGCTGTTGCTTTGCTTACGTATTGTCCTAGCTTACTTTCTCTAGCTTTGTTTAGTCTATCAGCTTTTAGTGCGGTCTTTGGCATCTCTGGAGCATCTATTCCAGCTATTCTGTAGCCTTGTCCGTTTTGGTATACTGTGTCCGCATCGTATATGTATTGGTCTGTATTGTTTTGTGTGTTATCTTGCGTGTTAGTTTCACCAAACGCTTGTTGTAGTAGTTCGTCTTGAGTTGGCATATTGTGTCACCTTCAGTTTTATTTTACTGAGTGTAACACAATATTCCTTATGATTTTATTTAAGTCCGAGAGCTCTCTTGAACTTTTCTAGGCTAAACTCTCTGTCTTCATCAGTTGCTACTGTTATTGCATTAGCGATTTCTTTGTCACTCTTTTGCTCATCTTTTGCTAGTTTAACTGCCGATTGAGCATCTTCTCTCTCATCATTGAAGTTGAATATCCCAGCATCGGTTCGAACTCCCTGGATTGCTTTTGTTAGTAGCTTACTACCTGAATCGTCTGGTTTTGGCTTCTTCTTAGCAGCTTGAGTAGCATATCTCTCTAAAGCTTTACCACTCATTCCTTTTGGTACAGGTTTGCCAAGATCTTGTAGAATCTGCTTTCCAACTGAATCAGCAGCAGCTTCTTCTTTTTGTGCTGTTAGTACTCTTAATTGTTGATCGAATGTAGCCTCTTTGTATTTTTTCTCTAAAGCAGCTTTAGCTTTTAGCTTAGCTTCTCCTCCTAGTGTTGGGTGATTCATTACTTGATTAATCCCATACTCTAATTGTTCTTTTTCTGTCATGTCTCTAGTTATTGGTGTCTGCTTAGTCACAGTCTTAACTAGTTCTGGTACAGATTGTTCAGTTACCGTACCTCTAATACCAGCCAATCCAGATTCTAGTAGTGCTTTGGTATGTGCTTGTTCCGGTGTATATTTCTGCTCAGTTGGTTGTGGCTTCCCTAGCAATCTACCAATTACTGAATCTGCACCAATGAAGTCATTGTTTTTATTTCTTTGGTACTGTGTGCCTTGGATATTTTCAGCACCTTCAACTTTCTCCCTACTATACTTTGCAAACAACTCACTGTATTTATTAGAACCTTCTTCCTGTTGAGCCAATCTTCTTGTGTTCATTTGCTGTTGCTTCAGTAGGTTTGCTTCAGCCTGCTTAACTTCAGCTTCGTTACCTTGTGTTACTATGTCAGTCCTAAAGCCACCAACTGTCCTATTTTGTTGTGCTTGTGCTAGTGCCTCTCCAAGCAACTTATCTTGAGTAGCCTTGTCAGCTTCTCTTTGTGCACTTGCTCTCTGGAATCCCAATTGCTCTTCAGCTCTTTTGTTTGCCAGTGCCTGTTGAGTGCTGTCTAAGTACCCCTTAGCTCCAGCTCCTAGTCCTGCACCAAGTTGCTGTCCAGCACTTGCTTGTAGTTTAGCGGCATTTAGCATTAGTGCTGTATCTGCTTTAGGAGTTTCTGTTGTATAGAATAGTGCCATTTTACACCCCTAATCCAGACTCTCTGAACCCTCCTGCCATGGCTAATGATGCTTGGTTTCGTCTTTTATTGTCTGCTGCAATACGAGCTTGATCAGCTGCAAGTTGTTTTGCATATGTGTCTGCTTGCATTTCAGCAGCTTTTTCTGTTGCGCTAGCTCCGATCAACCCTTGTGCTATAGGTGCAGCCAATGCTACAGTATTCTTACCTGCATCTGATCCTAAGAAATCACCTACCCCTTTATACCAAGAACCAGTGTTGCTTTGGTTTGTCATTTGGTTTGCACCTCTTGCTAGTCCTCCGTAGGCACCATTTGAAGTAGCCTCTTGTGTGGCCGGGAATGAGTAATCATTATTTGTACCAGTCATACTATTTAATAGTGCACTTTGCTCTAATGACGCAGGTCTCGTAGGCATAGTATTTATAGCGTTGCCCATAAAGTCATGTGTTGTACTAGGACCAAAGCCATCTGTACTATTATAGTCAAGTCCTCCATCTCTTCCCAATCCAAGCCCGTACGCTAATACTCCTGCACCAACTCCTGCTTTTAACCAATCTTTTGAATTAAAACTCATATCTATATCCTTTTTGTGTTTATTATAACTCAGTCTGACTTACTTATAAGTTAAACTGCGTTCGTAGTTCTGTAATTGAGTCACCTAAACCCTCAATTGCGTTCATCTGTGTTGTAAGTTCTGCCCTTGTAAGTGTACCTGTTCTTGCATTATACTTATCTACATTTTGATTGTATTCATCAATTGCTTCTGTGTAACCTTTTATCAACCTGTTCAGCTGACTTATTTGTCCTTGCCTAGCTACTCCTAGTACATCACCACTATCAGAGGTGTTTGTGTTAACTGGTTGTAAGTCTACAAACTGTCCATCCTCTTGTAGTAACCGTACTTTATCATCTTTACTAAGTTTTAAGTCCCTGTCCATAATCTCTCGGGGATTTCTAGCTTTGTCAGCTAAGTATAGAGGACCTCCTGCACTTTGTGCGTTATATGTCTCTCCTCCTGCCATGTATTCAAATGGGTCACCTTGTACATCATCTAATGAGTAGCTAGAACCTGTTTCATATTGCCATTGTCCGTAAGCATTCCACAACTCATCTATTGTATTATACCCATCACCAGTGAAGTCTCCTTTTGAACTTGTGAATCCGGTAAATACTCTATTTAGGTTACTTCCTGGAGTCCCTGTGAATCCACCGAACCCTGACATAGCAATGTAGCCTTGAGCACCTAATGCTGTAGCAGCGATTGCTTTTTGTCCTACTGTTAAGTAGTCACTGCTAAGTATAGCCTCAACACTAACTACTAATTGCCCCATTGTTTGTAGTGTTGTTGCAACCATCGCAATTGCTTTTAGGTTAATAGCAGCTTCTGTGCCTATAACCTTCTCTGCTAATTTTGTATCAACTAAAGATACTACAGCAGATAGTGCTAAAGCAACTCCCCTTACACCCATTGCGTAGCTTAAAGCAGTACCAAATACAGACCCAATTCCTTGGGCTATATCTGGGTCTAATGATAACTTGAAAGTTTCTGCTATGTCTACCAATCCTTCGGCAATAAACCCCAGCTTTTCACCAGATGAGGTATAGTGTTGGTTAGTACTCCAGGACATCCCAAGGAACTCATAGTTTGTTACAGAGTATAATCGCCTATTACCGTCATAGATGGTCATTGTTCTGGTATCAACTGCAAACCCTTCATCAAATGTAGACTGGAATGACAAATCCCCTACACCTCCGCCTGTGAAGGAATTGCCATATCCATTGTAGGTACCACCAAACAAGCCCATATTTAGGTCATATCCATTCCAGTTAAATGCTTGTTCGTATAACCCATCATAGAACCCGGTAAATGAGGTTTGCGGTTTTGTTAGTTCATACCCATAGTTGCTACTGTACGTAGCCTTTCCTGCCCCAACAAGCACACCTTGAGCGTGACTTAGGTTTCCGGATAGGATTCCCTCAGCTCTTGATATCTGTGATAGTGTACTGGACCACCCTCTATCACTTGAACTGCTATTAGAGCTCCTTGAAGGATCCCCAGAACCCACACTGCCACCATAGTCATCAATGTAGCATGTGAATGTACATAGCTTCTTAAGCCATAGTAGGTTACTTAACATCTAGTTAACTCCACCTGTAGCTTTTGTAGTAAGTGTAACCCCGTCATCATCTTCATAGTCGTGACTATGCTGTGTATATGTTTCTGTAACAATCCCACCAAGTCCGTCAAATGTTACACCAAGTAGTGTAGCGAGTGAATCTATCTTTGCATTAATTAAAGCAATGTTATCATTAATCTCATTATCTAATACATTGTTATTACCATCAAATGTAATGCCTAAGCTCTGTGCCATAGGCGATACTCTAGCATCAGTAATACTAGTAGCACCAGATGTGATGTTGCTTATTCGGGCTAATGCAGCTTTCGCTAACTTAGTCCCTTTTTTTCCATTCTTAGCCATGTTACACCGTTACAACTGTTGAACTACCACCAAATGTTGTTGTTGCCAGATCATCTACAATCTCGAAGTAAACTTGCCACATATCACTTGACACAGTTAGTCCACCTGCACCGAATGTGCCATATGTATCTGCCAAACTGTCTAGTGCTTTTATCTTTCTGTTATCTATTACTTGTTCTTTAAGAGCAATTATTTGTGCTGCTACATATTCTGCATCACCCTTAGCTTTATCTACTTGATGTCCCATCATAGCTAACTGTTGGTCTAACTGTTCTAATTCTTTATCGAATCTATATTTCTTCTCTACTAGCGCCATAGCGGTTTTTTGACTGTTCGTCATTATCTGAGCACGAAGGTCACTGTATGCAGCATTTTTGGCAGCAACTATCTCTTTTTGTGACAGCTGTTCTGAGTACTCATCTAGTAAGGCAAACTGTTTTGTTAGTATTGAGTCTTTGTCATTTGCTTGACTTATCATTGATGTTTCCACCAATTGCTCGTATATTGTAATATACTCACCTAAATAGTCTATATCATATGTTTGGTAACTTCTGTACTCCACTAAATCCGTGTCCGTTAGGTTTGAAGTATCGGTTGCGGTTACCCACTCACCCCAGTCATCAGTTACTAGTAAACGAGTTCTAGTTTGTATTGTTATAGCCATATTGTGCTCCTTATATTCATACTCAAACCTACCTTAGTAGGCTTGATATAATTACTTACCTTTAATTTCTGCTAATTCTTCCTCTGTCAACGGAATTTCTTGAATCATAAATGCTGGAGACATTTGATATGTTACAATCTCCCTACCTTTTGAACTTGTTGATTTAACTTGAATCAGTGCTTGTTTCTCTTTTAGCATATCCACGATACATTTGTATACTAGCATAGGCTTACCAAACTTCACTACCTGTTTTTTAGTACCCCATTTTGTCATAGTTGTAAACATGTCCGACGGAATCTCTCTCATTCTTGGGTCTAGTGCTGTAATGTTAACCTTAATCATCTGAGTTGATGCTCTCATACCGCTTACTTTTTCAGCCTCTGCTTTCACTTCTTTTGCGATAGCCTTACTTGTTTCTGGATCAGCTGTCTTTGCACCAGCAGCTTTTGCTTCAATCGCTGCATCTGCTAACTCTGCTTCTTTCTCATCTACTTGTAACTGTAAGTTTGCTGTACTTATGTTCTTTGGAAATTCTAATCCAATCTCTTCAGCTTTCGCTATTAGTTCTTCTCTTTCTGTTGCCATTTTGTTTTCCTATTTATCTTGTTTTTATTGTCATTGGTGATACCTGACTATTATTTGATCCTTTCGGACACCACTCTTATTTTGTTTAGTGTACACTCACATGTATGTGTAGTGATTCATTGTAACTTCCTGTGTTTATTAGTTACCTAATTACACAGGTCGTTTACTTAAAGTACCATTAATACTAGAATTTACTATTAGTATTGTACACAGCTAAATGGTCTGGCCTACTTATTAAAACCCCGTTCCAAAATTGAACCACAGTCATACCTTCATTTGCATAAGGATTTTGTAATGTTTGTAATTGCTCTGGTGTTTTTGTCTTAACATCAAACTTACCTTGTGTTCCTGCACCGTACTCAAATCCAATATGTGTGAAACAACCTGAACCAACGATTAACGAAGGATATACCTCGAACTTAGTACCATCATTTCTGAATAAGTCATTAGTTGCATTTGAAGCCCATGCTGCACCAACTGCTGCACCTGCTGCATCTGAGTACTTAACCATTTTCTTGTTAACAACAATTCTAAATGGACCAACTGCACCAATCTCACCGTGGATTGCTTTGATGTATTTACCATCTTTAGCGGCATCTGCATATTGCTTAACAGGGATGAACGCCATCTTAGGGTTAGTTGGTGTTGAATCTAGTGCTTCGATTGACATATAGTCCATTTTTTGCTCTGGGCTAATGAATAAGTATCTTGCTGCTTCAACTGTCTTAGTGTCAGTTAACTTAGAACCTGTAATGATCTTTGTGTCTTTTGGACAATCATTGTTATCTAACTCTGTGTCAATTGCATATAAGTCTTTTAATGTCGGTACTGATGTAGCGTCGATTGTTGCTAATGTTGTAGCATCTCCTGCGAATGCGTTGATACCTGCCCCATTGATCAACTCAATTGCTAATACATCCTCATTGATTTGTGCCGCACCTCTAACTGCCTGCTCTGTTACGTGCATTTTCCATTTAGGATCTGAATCAAATTGTACTTCTTGTTTTGTCCATGTAAAGTAGAAACCTCTTGGTACAATGTTACCTCTTACTTCTTTTCTTGAGAACGAAACTTTGTTCACTTCTTTAGAATCTTCCCCTAAGTTTGGTAGTTTACCTGTAATTACACCCATTCCTCTTGAAGAACCATATAAGTTACCATTTGCATAAGCTATACCTGAACTATCAAGTCCTAATCCTGCCCCACCGGCATTCTCGTCTGATAATAGTGGAATGTATCTGTGTCTTACTACTTCTTTACCCATGTTCTTTGGTTGAGTCATTGAATCTGACATTTGTGCCAAAATCATCTCATCTTTAACTTCGATAATCGCTTTCTTGTTGTAGTACTCTTGTCTAATCTGCGTGTTACCAGCAGCGTTATCTATTGTTGATTCTCCACCAGTCTTTCCTGTATTATATACCATGTTTTTATCCTATTTGTTTATCCATAAATGCTAGGAACTCATCATCAGTCATTTTGTCGACTGCTAAGTAGTCTGTTGCATTAGTAGCTCCAGCGTTAACTTGTGTAACTGCTGCACTCTGTCTTGCCTCTGCCTCGGCTTTTGCTTTAGCATTAGCTTCTTGCTTAGCTTTAGCATCTGCAATTATTTGTGCTTCTGCTTCTTTTCTAAGTCTTTCTTGATCTTGAGCTCTCTGAGCTTCTTGTGCTACATACGCTTGTTGTTGTGCATATTGTCCACCTGCTTGTAAGTAGTATTCGATGTCTGATTTAGTACCACCATCGGCTATCTTCAATTTAGTAGCAATTCCACTAACTGCATTATATGTTCCTGACTTCACATCCTCGTGGATTCCTGTCATTATCTGCTTAGCAGACCATGTTTGTCCATTTGGCATTGTCATTCCATTCACAATGTGTTCTCTTGACTTATAGTCCCATTGGCTTGCGATTACTTGTCGTGTCACCTGACCCTCTGGATCGGAGTCAATTTCACTGTATGCCTCTTCTACCTCTAGCTCAATCTCACTTTTACCATAATCCCTAGGTGTATAACTCAATTCTTGTTCAGTATCAATGTCAAGTGCATCTATGCCTGCTTGCTTGATTACTGCAGTAATTGCATCTTTATCACCTTTTAGTACATCTAACATAGTATTGAATTGTTCGTCCGTCACGCCCGCTTCTTCCAGTGCACTTATCTTCTTACCATATTGGGCAAGTTTTTGTGTCTTCTTTGTATAGTTAGCAGCCTTTTGGTACATCGCGTCGAATTGTTCTAACTTCTCTTTGTTAGTAAATTCCACTTCACTCTTATTTGCCTTAACCTTACTCACTGTGTTTAAATACTTGTCTAGTACATCATCTTCTGAGTTTGTTTCCTTAACCTCTTCAACTTCCGAGTTATCGACTTCTGTAGTTACGTCTGGATCGGCATCCTCTGTCACTTCTTCTGTCGGTTCTTCTTTTGTTTCAGTTGTAGTCTCATCATCAGTAGCAGTAGTTACGGAATCCTGTTCTGGTTGTTCCGGATCTGCTGCAATCTCTTCTGTTTGTTCCACTGCTTCGTCGAACTCTGAGGTAATCCCAGTTTCATCTTCAGTTGGTGGCACATCATTATCGAGTTGGTCTGTGTTCATATATGCTTCGAACTCTTCGTCCGTCATGTTATTAATGTTCATCTTACTCTTCTCCCGCTTGTCTAGCTCTAGCTACATCAGCCTCATTGATCACACCATCTAAGTATCTACGTAGGTAATTAACTGCCATTATCTCTTCCATTGTTTGTTGTCTCAATGCTGGATTCATATCAATCATCTCTTTTGATTGGTTGACTAATCTCTCCATCATATATCCATCAATCATTATTCTCTGAAATTGCGGTAGTGTGTTGAGGTACTCTAAGTCCTCACCTAGTTGAATCTTTTTTATGTTCTCGTTACTAATTGTTAAGTCAGTTTCATTCTGGTTATTCATTTCTGAAGCCTTCCTTTTCTGTTATTTAAGTTTAAGTTTTTTGACATTATTGGTCAGAGGCCTAAGCCCCTTGAGCAGCTAGTCCAGCTGGAGCCATTTGTTGACCTGCTGGTGTTACTGGTTGTTGTGTAGCTTGTTGCTCTTGAGCAATTTCTGCTTCCAACTCTTGGATTGCTAATGCAATTAGTTGTTCAGGTACACCTTGGTTTACCAACTCTTGTGGATCCACACCTTGCATAAGCATTGTCTTGATCTCATCAATCATTTGTCTTTCTTGGTCCATTGGAACCATAGCACCTTGTCCTGCTAATCCTGCCATCTTTCTATCCTTTGTTTGTCTAATTCTACTATGTAGTAGCTTAACTCTATCTTAGAGCACCTTGTCCTGCTAATCCTGAACCAATATATTGTTTCATTACGTCATTTTCAGCTTGTTTAGTGTTGATTATATCTTTCAATCTATTGTACATAGCCCCAAGTTCTGCATTCTTTGTTGCACTTACTTCGCCTGCTACTTGGTTATCTCTAGCAGTTTGTTTTGCTATTTTACCAAACTCTGCGTTGCTCAGTGTTTCACTTATCCCAGTACCATTTTGCAGGTCGTACAGGTTGCTTGCACCAGACCTTGCTTGGTTACTATCTAATCTATTGAAGTACTCTTGCTCAGCTAATCCATTTGCATCAACTGCTCTTGTATCCTCGAAGTTCTGTCCTATCATCCAATCATTACCCATTGTATACTCCTATATTGTTATCGTTGTTCCTAGCTTGGTAAGCCATTTGCAGTATGTTCGCTTTTGCTTTCATCTGCTCAATTTCCATCTTCGCACCATTCTTCTGTGCTTCTAGTTCCAGCTTCTCTAAGTGCCCAATTCCATTATCTTCTTTCAGGTATTTAAGGGATTCGTTATCTGTTTTCTCTTGGATCAATCTTGTGTCTGCTGCTAACTTAGCTGTTTGGGCCATCACATATTTTGCTTTAGCTATCTTCTCTGCTCTATCAGCTTGGTCTTCTTCACCTTTTGCTCTTAATGCTAATATCTCAGCTTCTAGTTTATCATTGTTCAACTTCAGCGTTCTCAGCTCTTCTTTTCTAGCTGCTTCTGCTATTGGGTCAGGTTGCTCAGCTTTCTTTCGTTCTTGCTCAGCTCTATCTCTTTGCTTCTTAGCCTCAACGGGTAATCCGGCTAACTCAGTCCAACTTGCCATCAAGTCAAACTGATCTGCAGGAGCCATGCTTGGTGCCATTGTTTGCATCATGAACGCCAACTTATCGCCTTTTACTGCGTTATCCTCTGGTGTACTTACTTTGATCTTGATGTCTACTTTACCTTGCAGGTCATCTCTTTTCACTGTCACATACTCTGAATTAGTTATTCTTACAATCTCTTCAGGTTCTAGGAACACTGCATTGTAACTCATCCATTTTCGTACTATTGGCTTAATCAAGTTTTCTGCTAAGTTTCTTACCGTATTCAGTCTTCTTGTACTCTGTGCATCTAGTACCCCTCTAGCACCAGCAGCTGAACCGCTGATTCCGCCTGCCAGACCTCTGTCTGCCATACCCATTGTACCTGTTAGTGAGTCTATATCATTCGAGGCCATTCCTAACATGTCAAACGCACTACCTGGTAATTGGTTATATGAACCATGTTGTATGTTTGCCACCGATGTGTTTACTTCAAAGTTCTTCCCTTGGTTCATCTTCTTACGGTTAACTGCATCCAACTCACCTTTTTTAGTGATTATCTGTCCGTTATTCGACTGTGCCATGTTGTCTACCATACCTCGGATTACAGCAGTTTTCAACTTCTGGCTATCATCGATGAGTAGTGCATTTGCTTCTCCATACATCTCGAATGGTTTACTATTACTTGACGCTATTACGAATGGTATCTTCTTATCTGGATATGGGTTACCTTGTAATCTGATTATTGTGTCGTTGATCCACGAACATACTATCGGTTCCGCTATCCCATCACCATCGATGTCGTAGTATCCCCAGTATTCGTACACTAGTAACTTCTTTCTTGGGTCATCCTCGAACTTGAAGTCACTATCTTCCATTTCTTCATAGTCTTCATCTGCATTTATGTCTGTTAGTTCTTTTTTGATTTTGTCTAAGTTTGAGTACTTAACACCACTGCTTTTTAGTGCACTTAGTGTACTTTCGTATCTCACTACGATGAACTGACATGCCTCCATATCATCTTGGCATGTCGGATCGATGTACACATCCTCATTTCGTCTAACTACTGCAGTTGGTCTATTCTCCACTACCTTAGTTACCTCAACTTGTTCTAGTCCGCCAATGTATTCCTCACCAGTTGTTTCATCAACTACAACTATTGCTTGTTCTACTGTTTCTGTCTCAGTCTTACTGTGCCAACCACATTGTGCTATTACTGTACCATCCATGTCATACACTTTTGTAGCTTTTACTAGGAAATTGTACCTATCAAACTTTCTAGTGAACTGAGTATTGATCACAAGCTCGTTTTGTCTTGCTGCTAATTCGTCTTCATATGTTACTGGTTCTGCTTTGATTATGTCATCATCCATGAACGGAGCTACCAATGTTGCATGCAACCATTCTGATTGTCGCCTAGCATCTTTACTTACTATCTTGGACTTTCCTTCCTGTTCATTCCCATACAGCTCGGCGTTGTATATCGACCTCGCTTTTAGTATGTCAACCATCTTCTCATCATGGTATGTTTTGGAATTAGTATAGTCTGCTTTGAATTTGGTTAGTATATCTTTTATTTTAGGTTTTTCCATTTGTACCATCCATTTATTTATCTTCTCGATTATATCCCATCATATATTAATTCTAGCTTTTAACCAGTAATCAACATCGCAATTTGCCGGTCCCATCTATTCTTAGTTTGCTTATAAGCTCTACTATCTTTAGCTTCTTTTGCAGCCTCTTCCCAGTCACTTATTTCTAGTGCAGCAATCATTTTCTTGAATTCACTGAATCCGTGCAACCCAAGTTGGTATGCCATACTTATTATTACTGCTTGTCTTGCTTCACTGAGTCTATGGAACCAATCATACTTAGCTCGAAGGGAGTCTGCTACCTTGCCAATTCTAATGTTAAGTATTACAAGTGACTCTTGCTCACTAATTCCCACATCTTCTATATTGAATCCATACCCAATAGTAAGTTTACCTGCAGTACAAGTGTAAGGGAATTGTCTGTATCCTTCTTCATCTGCTATTAGTTTTGTTGCTTTACTCATCTACTATCCTTTGTGTTTATCTAACAGAACCTCATTAAGTTTCTCTGTTAGTATGTTTACTTCATTCTGAAGCCTCTTTGCTGCATCCGATTGCTCAACTCTTTCATTGTAGTACTTTTTCTTATCTGGTTCACTGAAACTCTTCACAGCATCCAAACCGAAATTAAGTGCGAATGTAATAACGAACACAGCAATCGATACATATATTGTTTGCTTTGTCTTAATGTCACTGAACGCAACAGCTTGATCGTTCATTGCAGCCACTATCTTGCTGTTGAAATCCGCATTTTCCTCTCTTATCTTCTCAATAAGAGAATCGGAATTGTCTTGTCTGTTATGTACATCATCAATTCGTAAATTTATTTGGTTTACGACCATTTCATCCATTCCCATAGTATCTAATCCTTGAACTCATATTTATTTGCTATCTTTTTCAAGAACTCTCTACCTTCTTTACCAAAACAAGCATTTGATGCATCTATTGCATCCATCAACTCATCATGCATTTCTGTTATGTCTCTACCAACTCCACATATCGCATACATTGTACCTTCCAAGTTGTATACTGGACTTTTGTGTACTTCTAGTTTCATTTGCTTACCGTTGATGTTACCGAGCTCCAGGAATCGTCTGGCTTTCTCTGTTTCTCTTACTATTACATCTGAGTTAGCACATTTCTCGCCGAATGTGTGGTTGTCATTACCCACTTTTTCTTTAAACAGTTTAGCTATCTCTGTGTCTGTTTTACCTCTTAGTTGGTCCCATGACATATCGTAACAGAAATTCTTCATGAATATGCTGTTTGCCATTATGTATCTACCTTTCACATCTTTAGCCCATACCATGTCTGGTAAGTGGTTGATCACTTGCATGAACATGTTATCAGATTCCTTATGTTTTTGTTGTAGTGTGCGCAGTTCTGCTTGGTATTTCACTAACATCGCATCCTTGCACGCAATGCACTCCGATAGTGTCTTTAGTCCTTCCTCTGCTTTATTCATTGATTTACCTAGCCCAAGCACGTCTACGAAGCTTAGTGCGTCACCTATCCATCTACTGATCTTACCCATACTTACTTACTATTAATCAGAACATTTTTGTCCTGACTCCCTTTACTCGATCCGTAGAAGAAGTTGATTATCGTTGCTACTATTGTACCTAGTAGAAACCCAAGTATCGTATCAGCGAATCTCTCGTTACCTTCTGGTATCGTGATGAACGTAATGCCGAATATAAACACAATCGAGGCTATACTCCACAACGAAGCGAAGTAATAAACGAATCTCTTACTGAATACATCATCCTGCTCCAACGCAGCTTTCTGCATATCTCTTGCACTCTTGGTATTCTCTGTGTGGTACTTTAGTAACTCACTCTCATACTCTCTTTGGAACTTCTGTAGTTCAACTATCTCTTCTTTGCTTACTGAGCCTTTAGTCAGGTCAATCCCTGTCTTTTCGCTTACTAGCTCGATTGCTTTGTCAGCCCCACCTTCAATAGCGTTACTTAACAAATCGAGTCCTTTTCCTGCCAACATACTTAGTATTGGCGCTAATAATGGTAACATATTCTATCCTTTCTATTCCCCTAAACTTTCTTTGCAGTGGTTGTTTTCCATCTTCTTGAGAGCACAACAGACCACCCTATCAAACCAATTCGCCTTACCTTCGGTAATACGTCTACCAACATGAGAGCTGATAGTTTCATCTTGTGACCCATTCCATAGTAGTACGTTGAACATCTGATCAAGAGTCAGCAGGAACCTAAAGCCCCTACTTCTCTTTTTCATGTCTTTTTCAAACTTACGAGTAAGTAATCTAACTTCTTCAGGTGTTCTCATATTACTGATCTTTGTACTTGTCTAGCCATATTGGATCAAGTCCAACGACAGCTTCTACTTCTTCTATGCTTGCGCAGAACCATAACTTGCTCATAAGAACCCCAGAAGCTCTCATAGCTTTACCTAACTCAGTTTGTGTAATTGTTTCTATTGAGTTATCATACATCCTCCAAGATATTGTTTCATCACCTACTAATGTGTGTATAGCTCTATCCATTCTAGCTTGACTAGGTTCGTTACCATCATAAGCTAAGTTATCTACTTCAACTCTCATAGTATCTATAGCTTTAAGTATTGATTCTTTAACTTTAACTTTGTATAGTTCTAACTCTTGTATAGCTTCTTTTTCTAAGTCTATTGTTCCATCTAATTTATAATATGTAGCAAATGTATTATCTTCTTTTGTTTCTAATTCACTCAAAGGAAGCCAAGTATCATCTACCTGTTTGCTTCTTGATTGAATAGTATTGTCGTTGTTTAATTTATAGTAACCTTGCATTATTCTTTACCTCCAAATACTTGTACTGATACATCATTCCAATATGCCTTGTCTCGATATGAGTTATAGTCGTGTAGAGTAATCCTTACTTTTTCTTTTGATGAGTTAAGTCTTTGTATTGAAAGGGTGTTACTATAATTTGCTTGTGAAGTATTTTCATACGAACCTGATACAGAATAATTGATATTATCCATGCTAGTTTCAAAATATACGTCTGCGATACCATTTCCGATATAAACAACATCACTAACATTAAAACTATCTCTAATTGTAGGTGGCGTAGTTGTACCATCAAAGTTTACCCAAGCAGTACATTGATTCTTACTAGTTGAGCCAGAGTTTATCTCATCAGCAAAGTCCTGTACTGATATTTTTCTAGGGACTGTACTGTCTGATACAACAACATAATCATTTAGGCCAAGTGTTGATTCAGTTATCGTACTTAACCCATAAGGATAGAAATTAACGGTGCTGCCTACAGAACTTAGTCCAGGACCAGCATCTGTAAATCCTATGTTTGCTGCTAATTCTTGTTGAACAAATGCTGTACTTGCCACTTTAGTTGAGTTATCCTCAGCCGCTGGTGTTGGAACCTCAACAGTGCCTGAGAATGTCTTGTCTCCTGTAATAGTCTGTGTGCCAGCTAATGCAACGACATCTGTTTGATTGGCTTTTAAGTTCAGTGCAGCTTGTTGCGCTATACTCACAGGCTTATCAGCATCACTAGTATTATCAACATTACTAACCTCATCTTTACGTGCTACCCCAATGTCACTTATACCATCATTGTAGTACAGCCTCCCAGCATCTCCACCAGCTACGTAGTTGTCAATCGACAAGTCTCCAAGCGTATTTGGGTCGGTTATAGCACCATCTGTGTCAACCTTCGTTACTTTCAATCCCATATTTATCCTTTATTTTTATTATTTTATCTTGTTAAACCTTATGGTAGTATTAACTACCACTCAGTTATTGTTACCATTGAGTCTAGTATTTCCTGCAATCCGGTTATAGCACTAATTGGGTGTGCATTATTTTCATCCCTAAACCTCAACTGACTATGTCTTACTGCTAAGGGCGTATTTGTATACGACGCAGTACCATCACCTACTACGTATGTAACTGTTCTGTCTTGATTCGAGTCTGTCACTGCAAACACTCTTATCCCGTACCTAGCTGTAGCACTCACATTCTTTACTGGTTCTGTTATTTCGAAGTCCGTATATCTTGGTACTATGCCTAACGGAGTTGATGTCGATGTGAACAGTGTTGTCTCAGTCTCAGCAGGATCTACTGTCACATCCTCTTTCATGAACCCTTCATATCGTATCTGGGTTATACTTCCTCCTCCTACACTATCCACACTTGCATAGAAGTTAGCCGACCATTTACCAGCATCAATTACTGGTGTTGCTATTGGTAAGTCGAACAGGTACACTTCTCCTGCTGTTTCACCACTATTACATACTATTGTTGGACTAGTTGCTGTTATATCTGGAGTGTAGTTCAGCGTTTTGTATGCACCATCTATGGTTGATGTTGTATCACGGAAGTATAAGTTACCAGCGAATCCACCAACCCCCGCAGTTATTGTTAAGTCCCCTGACCCAAGTACATTCATTCCATTTAGTGTTCGTATATTTGTACCACTAATTAGCGTGTCTTGCTTAGTGCTTAGTGCATTTGCTACTACTACCTCACTTGCTGCAGCATTCGCTTCACTAGTAGCCGCATTGGATTCTGACAAAGCTGCGTTTGTTTCACTTGTTAATGCATTTGATGCACTTACTGCTGCAGCACTCGCGTCTGTACTAGCCGAAAGCTCACTCGCTGCTGCATTTGCTTCTGATAGGGCTGCCGCTGTCTCACTTGCCATAGCGTTATTCTCACTAACCAATGCATTTCCTGCACTTATTCCAGCTGCGTTGCTATATGTAAGTGCGTTACTTTCACTTGCTATAGCACTAACTGCCGCTGCACTAGAAGTTCCAGCATCTATATTAGCTGCAGTAGCATCTGCCGCGGCTTTTATTGCGTGGTGTTTTGCACTATACATACCTACTTCAACTTCTACGTCCTCAGCCTCCTCTGCCCATTGTTCTGCTTTGTCTCTGGCTGTCTCTGCTTGTATTATTGCCGTAGTTGCAGCCAGCACCAAATCATCCACTTGTCCTAACAGTAATATGAACTCCTCTCTAGTACCAGTAAATCCGCCTTCAACTGCGTAACTGTATGCACTATCACCGTTCTGTATTACTATTTCACCAACGTGTGCATTCTCTTCTTCGTCTGCGTATGCTGCATAGGTGTCTTTGTTTCCTCCTACACCAACTTCAACTTCTTCTTCACCAAATTCCCCATAACCAATTGCAGGTAGAACATCTCCATTTGGCAATTCACTTGATATGTGCACTATGTGGTGGATGTTTCTACCATCTTGTCCTCGTATGCTTGTTGTTGTGTACTCATATCCGTCACTAAACGCAATTGTTAGTGAATAGTCTGGGTTCATAGTTATGTCCACTACTGTCAGTGCATCTGCATCTTGCCCGTCATTTCCTACTGCACCTCTTAGGTCTTCTGTTGTATGTGTTGAACCATCACTGAACTGTAGAGTGAATGTGCCATCACCGTTGTTCTGGGATCCTGTTAGTGTGATAGAGTCTCCGTCGTCACCTTTCACCCCTTGTTCTCCTTGATCCCCTTGCACCGTGCTTTTGAACACAGTAGCATTTGCTGCTATGTAGTTATTAGCTGCATTTGTGATCAATGTGTGTAAATTTACTATATTTGTTGTCATTACCACTCCTCACTTGTATTTATTTCTGTAATTATCTCGTCTTTTAATACCTCTATATCTAGGTTATTACTAACAACGACTGTTGTACCGGTATTAATATTTGCGTACTCATTTACCTCCACTGTTAGGTAGCCTGTGCTTGCATTGTACCCAAATGTAGGGATTGGTGTTAGTCCATTTAACCCATCAGTTCCATTCTTAGCTACTGGTATCCCCAGTCTAAGTACAGTACCATCTAGTTCTGCTTCTGGTGTTGTTGAGGTTGTGTTGTATGCCACAATAGTTAAGTTCTCAAGCACATCCACACTGGCCAGTATCTCCGTAAAGTCAAGACCAGCTACAGTTGATATGCTAGCTAAGGTCTCTTCCACTCCAATAGCTTCTATTTCATCAATATGTGCATTCACCGCATTAATTGCATCCATTGAAGTACTGTTTACATTTCTGTCTACTGCGACAGTGGGTGAAGTCAATTGTGATTTTATTCTCATTATAGGAACCTTTCTTGTGTTGATCTGTCAGCTACATCATCCATTGTCACTACCCCAAGTAGTTCTGCTCTTGCTACACTTGCTTCAAATTTTTGGTAATGTGTTGTTGTTTCAGCTTCTACCTTACCATCAACAGCACCATGTGCTCTGTACCCTATGTAATGTAGTAGTGCTTCCAATAATGATAAAGGTAGTTGTAGTGTTTCTGATACATCTGTTATATACTTCGGAGCTGCTAAGTAAAGTACCCCTAGTACTTCCCCATCTGCTGGGTTGGGTATTTGAATCTGGTTGAACATAGGAGTCATCACACCAAGTTCATCATTTTCTACATTTATTGATAGGTTAGCACCAGATTCATCATACACTTCTTGTATAGCCATAACATCTAAGGCTGTTGAATCCATCTGCACCCTTGTGTCTGTCTGATCTAATGTGTATGTTGTACTGCCTTCTTCCATTGTGATTATTGCCTCAGCAGACCGTAACTGGAATCTTTTGTATAGCTCTATCATACCTAAGTTTATGTAGTTAATTACTCTAGCATCGCTCGGAGACAGGTTATTTAGCTCACCTGACCTAGCTAAGTTTATTACTTCACTTATTAGCATGTATCAACCTTTCGTGTTTATTTTACCTTATTATAGTTAATACATACTTACATCCAACTTAGAACACAGTACTTCCTCCGAAGTGTTCCTCCTCATCAAACGCACCGAAGTCTGTATATATAGAAGTGTTTAGTTCAATTCCTGAGCTATGTGCTACTAATGGAGCCATCTCAGTTGGTATGTGAGTTACCATACTCACCTGTAGCATTGTCAGCAAATCAGGTCCGTCATCAGCTCTAGTAAACTGTTCATGTGTTGCACCTTTTACTTGCAGTACCCATTCTTTCATATCTGGTGTATGCTCTAAGTGTTTCGGTAGGTACAGTTTCTTCTGTTGCATTATCTGTGCGGCTATTCTAAACCTCTCATGCTTCTTCACTCCTGTTGATCTACTCAGTATTCCTTCTCGTTCACTTTGTGGGTTATTTCTGTCTTTGGCAAATGTATAGTAATCCCCTCTTGTCATCATTATCTGTTTTAATGAATATACATGTGCAGTCTGTCCACCGTCCAAC